GTATCATAAAAGATGATGAGTTATGTTACAAGGGACAGGAAAAAAGAAAATAACGGCACATAAGTAGCAAAAAGTTTTCAAGTTTGAAATTCCAAGAATTTGGAAAGTGAAAGTTGAACACAGAGTCATATCTCATAATCGTTGAACAAAAGAACTCAGTCGAAGAAATGGAAGGAGGACTTCGTGCAGCGTTTTCAGGCCTGAATGAGGTTAGGATCGACCCCACCGGTGGAGAGGGACGGGTACTTGTACCTGGTGACGTGGAGCTCATCGTGTATGTTGGTGGATTTGGTGAGGAAGACAGGAAGGTGATTGTGGATGCACTCTCCGCACTCGGGGGACCCCAGACTGTACAGGCGTTGTCCGTGCTTCTCTCCTATGTACTCCAAGGGAACACACAGGAGGACCTAGAAACAAAGTGCAAGGTCCTCACAGACATGGGCTTCAAGGTGACACAGGCAGTCAGGGCCACGAGCATCGAGGCGGGAATCATGATGCCCATGAGAGAACTGGCCCTGACTGTCAATGACGACAACCTCATGGAAATCGTCAAGGGGACCTTGATGACATGCTCCCTTCTTACCAAGTACTCGGTGGACAAGATGATCAAGTACATCACTAAGAAACTCGGGGAGCTGGCAGACACCCAGGGAGTTGGGGAACTGCAGCACTTCACCGCTGACAAGGCAGCCATCAGGAAACTCGCAGGGTGTGTGCGTCCCGGGCAGAAGATCACCAAGGCCCTCTATGCGTTCATCCTGACCGAGATCGCAGACCCCACCACCCAGTCGAGGGCCCGAGCAATGGGGGCGTTGAGGCTCAACGGGACAGGAATGACCATGATTGGGTTGTTCACCCAGGCCGCCAACAACTTGGGCATTGCCCCGGCAAAGCTGCTGGAGGACCTCTGCATGGAGTCCCTGGTTGAGTCAGCCAGACGGATCATCCAGTTGATGAGACAGGTGTCAGAGGCGAAGTCCATCCAAGAGCGCTACGCCATCATGATGAGTCGGATGCTGGGAGAGTCCTACTACAAGTCGTATGGACTCAATGACAACTCCAAGATCTCTTACATTCTGTCACAGATTAGTGGGAAGTACGCAGTGGACTCCCTGGAAGGCCTGGAGGGGATCAAGGTGACAGAGAAGTTCCGCGAGTTCGCTGAGCTTGTTGCAGAAGTCCTGGTGGACAAGTACGAGAGGATTGGAGAGGACAGCACGGAGGTCTCAGATGTCATCAAGGAGGCGACCAGACAGCACGCGCGCAGGACATCTGCCAAGCCAGAGCCAAAGGCCCGCAACTTCAGGAGCTCCACCGGAAGGGGGAAGGAGCAGGAGACGGGGGAGTCCGATGATGACGACTACCCCGAGGACTCTGACTAAAAGGCACTCCCGTCTCATAACCAACACAGATAGAAAAAAACGGCACGATTATAAGAATTTCTCTTTGATCAAAGCAAGACAAACACTGAAATCACACAATGGCTGACATTGAGATGAGCGAGTCCTTGGTCCTGTCCCATGGATCCCTAGCTGACCTGGACAAGAGACTAGACAACGCCCCCAAAGACAACAGGTCAGCTCTTTTTTCATCCACCTCAGGGTCTACCAGGCAAAAATCAAGTCCCAAGAAGAAGCCCAATCCAACGACACTGGAGGAAATTATTGGCCACTTCGTCCCTGAAGATCTCCAACTAGACGCCACAAAGGCCTTTGGACAGCTCCTGAGACGTATCAAGATGTCCCATCAAGAAGAACTTACTCAACACCTGGAGAAGGTCAACGGGGAAAACCGGGCCAAGATGGGAGCCCTCCTGGAGTCTCAAAAGGAAAATGGGAAGAAGACCGACAACATACTCTCAATCCTCATCGCTATGCGGGGAGAAGGGGCGGAAAACGCATCCAAAAAGCCCAAGGTTCTCGATGGGGACCAGGTCCGGAATGAGAGGGCACTTGGATTCAACCGGGGACTGACCACAGCTGCCATCGCCATGAAGAAGTTCAAGCTGGAAGATCCCCTTGCACTCTGCAAAGGTTCGGTCAAACGGGCAGCTCTCTCCGCCATGGAAAAGGAGGAATATGACGGGGAGCGAGAGACCTACTCCACAGTTTCAAAAGCGATCAAGGCGGAGCTGGACAAGCTAGAGTAGGGACAACACAACGCATCACACAGATAGAAAAAAACGGCACGACTGTTCAAGCACACCAACTCCCAAAGAGAGACGCTCCAGCAGTTAGCAAAACCCCAGGCAACCAACAACTCAAGACATGACTCTGTTCAAAAGAAAGCGCACTATCCTGGTTCCTCCTCCTCACCTTACGTCCAATGATGAGGACCGTGTCTCCACCATCCTGACGGAAGGCACCCTCACCATCACGGGCCCTCCTCCGGGAAACCAGGTCGACAAGGTCTGCATGGCTATGAAGCTTGCTCGAGCCATTCTCTGCGAAGATCAACACCCAGCCTTCAATCCCCTGGTTCATCTATTCCAGAGTGCTATGATCTTTGGAGAAACCAGTGAGAAGATTGACTTCGGGACTCGCAGTAAGACCCTGATAACAAGCTTCAAGATAGCTGAAGCAAAGGCCATCTACCTGGATTCAAGTCCGGTGAGATCTCGCATAGAGGCCAAGAAGTACACCACTCCCATTAGACATGGGAGTGTGACTTACTATGGTCCGTTCATATTTGCAGATGACCACGTTGGAGGGAAAGGCCACCGCGAGAAGCTAGGGGCACTATGTGGGTTCCTTCAGTCTGAACCTTACGGGCAGGCGAAGGACTACTACAATCGTGCCGTCGAAGAAGAGATAGGCATTCCCCCAAGGGACCCGAAGCGCAGATCTGGAACCTCCTCTGTCCGACCTTGGTAGACCGAAAGGACCGACTCAGGCTTGAGACCACACTCTCATTAGATAGAAAAAAATGGCACATTTGTGTACACAACAAGCTAGACCCATGGAATGGAACACTTTTTTCTTGGTCATCTTGATCATCATCATAAAGAGCACCACACCACAGATCACTCAACGACCTCCGGTCGAAAACATCTCGACGTACCATGCAGATTGGGACACTCCGCTATACACTCATCCCTCCAACTGCAGGGACGATTCCTTTGTCCCGATTCGACCAGCTCAACTCAGGTGTCCTCATGAATTTGAAGACATAAACAAGGGACTGGTCTCCGTCCCAACCAAGATCATCCATCTCCCGCTATCAGTCACCAGCGTCTCCGCAGTCGCGAGTGGCCACTACCTGCACAGAGTGACTTATCGAGTCACCTGTTCGACCAGCTTCTTTGGAGGGCAAACCATTGAAAAGACCATCTTAGAGGCGAAACTGTCTCGTCAGGAGGCCACAGACGAGGCAAGCAAGGATCACGAGTACCCGTTCTTCCCTGAACCCTCCTGCATCTGGATGAAAAACAATGTCCATAAGGACATAACTCACTATTACAAGACCCCAAAAACAGTATCGGTGGATCTCTACAGCAGGAAATTTCTCAACCCTGATTTCATAGAGGGGGTTTGCACAACCTCGCCCTGTCAAACTCATTGGCAGGGAGTCTATTGGGTCGGTGCCACACCCAAAGCCCATTGCCCCACGTCGGAAACACTAGAAGGACACCTGTTCACCAGGACCCATGATCACAGGGTGGTCAAGGCAATTGTGGCAGGCCATCATCCCTGGGGACTCACAATGGCATGCACAGTGACATTCTGCGGGGCAGAATGGATCAAGACTGACCTGGGAGACCTGATCCAGGTAACAGGACCGGGGGGCACGGGGAAACTGACTCCAAAGAAGTGTGTCAATGCTGATGTCCAGATGAGGGGGGCAACAGATGACTTTTCTTATCTCAACCATCTCATCACCAACATGGCTCAAAGAACCGAGTGCCTAGATGCCCATAGTGATATCACCGCTTCTGGGAAAATATCCTCATTTCTCCTCTCAAAGTTTCGTCCCAGCCACCCTGGACCCGGCAAGGCACACTATCTTCTCAACGGTCAAATCATGCGAGGTGACTGTGACTATGAGGCAGTAGTCAGCATCAACTACAACAGCGCTCAATACAAGACAGTGAACAACACATGGAAATCATGGAAACGGGTAGACAACAACACAGACGGGTACGATGGGATGATATTTGGGGACAAATTGATCATCCCGGACATCGAGAAGTATCAGAGTGTCTATGACAGTGGAATGCTCGTTCAAAGAAACCTTGTGGAAGTCCCTCATCTGAGCATTGTGTTTGTCTCCAACACATCTGATCTTTCCACTAATCACATCCACACCAACCTAATCCCTTCGGATTGGTCATTCCACTGGAGTATTTGGCCCTCATTATCTGGGATGGGGGTTGTGGGAGGGGCCTTCCTTCTACTGGTACTCTGCTGTTGCTGCAAGGCGTCCCCTCCCATTCCAAATTACGGGATTCCGATGCAGCAGTTCTCCAGAAGTCAGACGGTCTGAGCACACCTGTCCGAATGACCACAATTCCTCTATTAGGTAGATAGAAAAAAATGGCACCTTTATGATAAAGAAACATGGCGACCCAACCCGCGCTCAGCACAACCAGCTTTTCTCCGCTCGTCCTCCGCGAGATGATCACACACAGACTCAAATTTGACCCAAGCAACTACCTCAACTGTGACCTTGATCGGTCGGACATATCCCCCGTGGACTTCTTTGAAACGACCCTCCCCAGGATCCTAGATGATCTGAGGGCCAGTACACGGCTTCCTCACCTCCATGTGCTCGACATGAGGATAAGTCTCCTAGAGAGAACCCACTACATGTTCAGGAACGTCCCCTCTAGTCCCGCCACAACCGGTAGGCTGACAGATCCTGAACTCGTCATCATTTCACATGCAGAGGTGGGGCTATTGACAAGAGGCTCTGGGCTCCCCTCCTGAACCTCCCCGACGTCTCCCAGATAGAAAAAAATGGCTCTTTTGTTGTTTGTAATCCTACACTCAACAAAAAGTGACCCTACAGGGGGTAATACCTGACAAAACAAAGTTAGATCACCTTACAACAACCATGGAAATGTTTGAACTAGACCGGGAAGTACACCAGGAACGACTTCCTTCGGAATGTTCACTCAACTCTCCCCTAAACCTCTCCCTATCCCTCCAGCTCTTCGGGCGCTTGGCTCCTAAGACAGAGCACATCAGGTACCAAGCTGGGAGGATCAAGAGATGGCTCGCAAGACAGTACCAGCTGGTGCACCTCAGAGAGCTTGAGATTGACTCAACAAGAATCCAAGGATACCTGATCCCCCATCTTTTGAAGACACAGAGCAATGAGTTAGGATCATCGGTGATGAAAAACTGGGGGATGGTCTCTAAGTACTACCTATCCCTGGGTTACACCCTTCCTCCAAAGGACAAGTTCGAGTTTCGAGAAGTTGCTCCTTACTGGAACTTGGCCTCACAGTTGAGAGAGGTCACATTAGAGAGCCAGAAGGTGGACGCCAGAGGGAAAGAAAAGAGAAAGTTGTACCAGGTGGAGGATGTAGAGTTCGAATTTAAAGAGGGGGTGGTGGTGATTCGCGCGGGTCCGGATGGACTCCTGAATGAGTTCCTTGGGGGGGCAAAGCTTGGCGCAGTAACATATGTGGAGTACTTGGCCCTCTTCAAAATCATCAACCAAAGGGCACAAGCACTCCTGCTCACGGCCATCTGCCAGACCCTTGAACCCGATCTAGTTCCCCCCTGTAGTGGAATACTCTCCATCTATGCAGAGGTCGACTCCGTGCTCCGTCGGGCGGGACAATCCGCTATTGACTTGCTCAAATTGTGGGAACCTCTTGTTCTTACAAAACTGGGGGACGTACTCGGCGACAGATTCGGCCTTGAGGACGACTTCAAAGATACAATTAGGGGAGAGGCGAACAAATTGGCCAAGAGACTACATGTCACCAGATCCTATAAACGGATGATGAAGACTCTAGATCAGGAGACTAGGGCACAGGCTCTCTTCCAATATTTTGGACTGTTCAAACATTTCGCGTACCCCCGCGTCTACTCGAGAGAAACCATCGAGGCAATTCAAGAGGTCAGTGACAAACCAAGCGACTCATCTCCACTCAACTACCTAAGTGACCAATGCAAGATCAGGGAAGAATTCTACATCCGATACACCAAGGCCTATCACAGGGCACCAGCCATGAATCTGGGTCAACTAGGACAGGGTTCCTACCTACGCCAGGTTTTGGAAGCAGGAAAGATCCCCAACACCAAGAATGCCCTTTACTCACTCCTAGAGTGGTTCTTTGTTCGTTTTGAGAAGAGCATCGAGTGGCCACTTAGTGACACCCTATCCACCTTCCTCTCCGACAAGGCGATCACTCAAAATAGGGATATCTGGTACGACGGGGGATCATCAGGAAGAGACACCACAGAAAAGAGACTACTTCTGAAGTTCATCAAGGAGAATGAAGACAGCGTGGAAAAGGTGATCCTCAAGGCCGATGAAATCTACGACAAAAAGGCAGATCAGATCATCGCACTGAAAGTCAAGGAGATGGAACTCAAAATCAAAGGTAGAGGATTTGGCTTGATGGCCTTTAGGCCAAGACTTCTTCAGGTTCTCCGAGAGAGCATCGCCAAAAAGACCAGTAAATTATTCCCAGAAATAACCATGACCTTCTCAGACCTCGAGTTGAAGAAGAAAAAATTTCAACTTTCAAGGAAGAGTGATGACAGGAGAGGATACATCCATATCAGCAAAAGTCTCGATATAAACAAGTTTTGCACCAGTCAACGCCAGTTCAACTCCCTGGCGGTTTTCCAGAGTCTAGATGAACTTCTGGGGACAGATCAGCTCTTCACGAGAGTGCACGAGATCTTCGAAAAAACATGGATTGTGGACGGATCCGCCAGTGACCCCCCAGATCTGGTGACGTTCAAGGCCAGGTATGAAGAGGCACTGGCCCTAGGGATAGAGGCCCCGCACGTATGGGCAGATGGAGCATTCTCCGGACTGATGGGTGGAATTGAGGGTCTCTGCCAATACGTCTGGACAATCTGTCTATTGCTCCGGGTGGAACGCGTCCTCGCTGTGACACAACTGACCCATTTTGTCATGGCGCAAGGAGACAACGTAATCATCAACCTCATCATCCCTGTCGAGGTGGACCGGGTGGGTGGGGTTGTCGAAGGAGAACGCGCCAGAATTCAACACATCAGCAAAGACATCGATTCTGCTCTCGAACGAGAGCTGCTGAGGAGTGGCCTGACTCTCAAGATAGAAGAGACCCTGACCAGTGAAAACCTCTCAATCTATGGAAAAGACCTCCATTGCCCACAACACCTTACCCTTGCCGTGAAGAAGGCAGGATCCGCCTCTATCATATCAAGCGAACAATATCAAGACGTACCCACATTTCTTTCAGGCCTAGGAACGGGAATGGAGACAATCTCAGAGTGTGTCAACAACAAAGTGAGTGCTCATTTGTTCGGGGTCATTCTGGGAGCGGCTGGATGGAAGAGCCTCGCACAGAGACAAACGTGGAAAGGGTGGGAATACCCCTTTCAGAATGAGGCCACCCGGAGGCAAGTCAGGTCGCAGGGAATCCTTCTTCAGAAAGGGGAGTCCACAATGGTCCACAAGGAGCCCGAGGTCAACCCAGAAAAACGGACTATAGAACTACTCCTGGTGAGCAGTCTCTTCGGGTCAGCTCTGGGGATGCTCCCCTTTCCCACCCCCATTGACCTCGAGAAAAGAGGTGTGGGAGACTACGTTACTCACCGGCTCTCGATCATCAAGATGGCCCTGGTCTCTAAAAAACTCCCAAACAGGATGGTCGAGATGATTGTCTCCACCATGAACCTTCCTCTTTCCCGAGAACAGGATCTCACGAAATTGTTCGATTCCCCATTCTCCCTCAATCTTGCCACAGAGGAAGACGCAGCATCTGTGATCAAGAGACTCGCAAGGGGCACATTGAGGGGGCTCGACATCAAAAACAAAAAACTGGCAGATCACATAGCCACCATGGATCAGGGAATAACCCAAATTGACGACGCACTGGCCAGTGCAGACACAATCAACCCCCGAATTGCCTACCAATTTCGAAACATCACAGATCAGAAAGAATCCGAAATGTTCGTCACCAAATTCGCCACCGCGAAAACCATGCGAATGGTTGCTCTCTCTTCGTCCCAGGATGTCTCAGTTGTGGGACTTCTGAACAAGCGCAGCCAGGCAAAGGAGATCTACACCATTTGGCGGACACAGAGGAAGGGGGAGACACTCTGGACATGCTCGACTCAACAGGCAAAGAAGCTCAGGGATCTATCTTGGGGAAAAAACATAATTGGGGTCACCTCTCCTTCTCCTCTGGAAGCCACCCGCTTCAAACTAATCGACCCAATCTCATGGGAGGAAGAAAAAGAGGCACACCACTTCACCATCCATTACTACCTCTCAAAACCCAGTCTTTCTTCAAAGACAGCCCACACAACCAGGGGTCCATTAGTTCCCTACTTCGGGACCCAGACCAAGCCACTGATCGCAAAAGCCTACATGGAGCTCAAGGGAAACCCCAGGACCAACAAGGCTCTGCAGTTGCTCAGCATGAGGGAGACAATGATTAAGGCAGGGTCCAATCTAGACAAACTCCTCTTGTCCCTGTGTTCCAATGCCCTAGATATCGACGTCAACTCCCTCCCCTCACTTCAAGCACAAGAGGAGGCCAGCGCCGGAGAGGGGGTCCGAGGGGGCATCAAAGAGTCCATGTCCCCAGTTGGACCAGACAATCTCTATACACACATCACCCACAAGGTGTTCGAGCGCCAGTGGTTGTCTGAGTTTCATGTAAACATCGCGGACTTCATCATCTGGGGAATCACGAAGACTCGGCAGCATCTCCAGGTTGCCACCGACCTGGGTGGGAGTCTTCCGATCTGTGTCCCAGCGTGTCCAGAGTGTTACAGAGAGAAAGAACGGGTCTTCCTGGACATCCCAAAGGAAATGGAGTGGGTCAATACTTCCACTACCTCAGACAAGGCCCAAACCTACTTCTCCACCTGGTGTGATCTCCCAAGAGTGTCCACCCTCCCCTCATTGGACCAGAAGGATGCAACCTGTCTGATGGGGAGGTCCATGGCAACTCAAAAATCCACCCCGGGAGAGTCCATCACCAAGTTCTATAGCACAGCCCCAGACACCCATAGACTTCTCCATCCTGTGACCTTGGTCCTGGGCTATGCGGAGGGAACAATTTTTTCCTACATGAAAAGTCAGCACAACATTCATGGGTCTCTTTACCATCCACATATCGATGAGATCGAACCAGCTCTTGAAAAGTATGTGATCGACACGAAGACATCCCACACCAAACACCTTGGATATCTGTTTCAAGATGCCGACTCCCTCCAGGAACTCCTCGAGACAGGAATGACACCATATATCCCTCGATCCATTCCTCTCACGATCACTGAATTGACAAGTGCATGCTGCATGACACTTGCCAAAGCAATCTCCATTGTCCTCAGAACTGGAGTGACCATTCCATTGATGCCAGAAAATGGATACGGAGAAAACGATATCCAAGTGGCAAGACTCACCGCTAACTCCTTTTCTCGACTCATGCCCAGGGGGAGAATTCAGCTAGTCTACTTGGACTGTGACCTAACCTCGCAGATGACCGCGTGGGTGCCAACCAGTCAGCCGAGTGTCCTAGGATCCGTCAACTTCCACATCGAGGGAATTGCCATCCCCCTCACAGCGACAGAGATGAGAGTAGGACAAGAAAGCTGGGAAGAGAGAAAGTGGACATGCTCAAACAACCGACACATCATCGCAAAGGGGGTCAAGACCAAATCTCTGTTCATACACCAGAGCGTCCCCGAGACTATCACACACCCTCCCGACCTCATTGTGGTGATCGGAGGAGGCCTAGGGGGCTGTGTGGTTCCCTATCTTCAAAAGTGGAGGGACCCCAAAGTGATCTTCTGCACTCTCTTTGATGAACGAGAGCGGATCTCGGAGGACGGAGACTTGATCATTCCCCCGGAGCTCCTGGTTCGAGGACTTGCTGGGAGAATGGTCGAGAAAGAACTCCTGGAGGCCGAAATGTGTGACATCACGGTCAAGGGAAACAGGGACCTCCTCATCAAAGTTGTGCAGAAATGGGTTCAGCCGAACGGACATGTCCTTCTAATTGATGAGATCGAAAATCGGGGGGATCAAGAGTCAGTACTTCAATCTTCCATCAGTGAGCTTCTGGCAAGAATGGACAACGTGTGCAACCTCACCTCCGTTCACACCATCCGGGAGACCGGACCCCGACAATTCGCCCAGAGGGTAAACACAATTAGAAGAGGAAGAAAGACAGCAACACTCCACTGGAACCAGTACAACCGACGAGACCAAGTGGAGGCCCTTCTACTTATTGAGAGCCACACCAGAAAGACCGAACTGCACGTCACATCATCTGTTGTACAGGCAGCATTCAGGAAGATCGACGAGAAGCTCGAGTCGGAGAGTCGACTTGAACACAGTAAATGGTCACTCCCTGAGCTCCCCCCAAGGGAGAAGGACATCCTACTTGGATATGTGGCATCTGTCTTTCTAAAGCTGGGGCTGGTCGTGACAGACAGACACATGTCGGCTGCCGCGCTCATTACTCTTCTCGAAGAAGCTGGGCCAAAGATGATATCCTGGGACAAGAAGATGGAACATCGGACCTGGGCCTCCTCGGATGCCATTACCGAGAAGGGGGTCACCCAGGACCAGATCTTTTCTCTTCTCTGCTTTGCATGGGCCCTTAGGGGACTAAAATCAGGAGACTGGGAACACAACGCAGACGCCATCATCCTCCAGGATGTCCACATTGACACAGGTCCGAGGCTCTGTCAGATGGGTGAGTCTCCCAAGAGGACATTTGCATCTTTCAGGTTGCACAACACAAAAAAAGCGGAGGATCTCAAGGGGTACCTAGGTGCTCTGCTCCACCTGGAGTCCTTCTTTCCATTTGGAGAACAGTGATGGAATCGCCCCGTTCATCAATTAGATTGAAAAAAACTATGACCTGGGTTCAATGGCCAGGTGAACTCCCGTGGGCGCCAGGCCACAGGCCTCCCTCCTCGGATTTCTTGTTCTTCATTCTTTCGATTGTGGTATGTATTATTTTCTATAC